CAAACAGACGCAAGGCCGTAACGTAAAACCCTTCCCGCCTTTATAAGGAATAGACTGGTCATTCATCGTTAAAGGATATTCAATCGGATGGAATGCTAATAAATACAAGGGTTTAGCGCATGGTGTGGCGTGGTGCGTGGCGATAAGGTTCGGTAAAATTAGGGAAAGTACCTATCCTGGTTAGGGTTTGTTCTAAGGTACAGGGTACCCCTAAGGGGGTTTTTGGCGACACACCCTTACGTTATACCCTCTCAGATTTTTCTGTGAAAATAAGCTTGGGTTATTAGGTCTTTAACACTAATGCTCTCACGTCTGTACGCTAAACAAACGTTACAGTACGTTACAGTACGTTACAGTACGTTACAGTACGTTACTAACGCTATACAAACGTTACACTAACGCTTAACACTCCCTAAGTACCCTTTCACACATACGTTAAAGCTTATGTTAAACGTAATCTTAAACAATTCTTAAAGTATATTCTTAAAGTATATGTGAAAGGGGGGGGAGGGGGTTTTGCTTTCCCCATTGTGTGACAGTTAAAAAAGTCCTTTAAAACCAAGTACTTGCCTTACGTCCAGATTGACCTGCAAGTACATTAATTCCACTTACAAACTTTTCTAACTCATCGTCCAGAAGTTGTTGTTTTCGTTGACGAATTTCCTTGTCAGCATCTGCTGCCATCTGTTCTACCCAGTAGGCACACGCCATAGCTAAGACATCAAGACGGTCATCATGTGCTAAAGCCCCTCTGTCCCGTGTTATACGGGTCATTTGGTAGGCTAGCATATAGCGTTGAGCTTTCTCTGGAGGGAGGTCTTGAACGCTATCGAAGTCCTTTTGTAGTACTCTAGGGTCTATTACGAGCTTATGTTGGTTCATAATAGGTTCTAGGGTATCGATGATACGCAGTTCCTTTTGCTTACTGTGTCTTACCTCTTCTACCGTTACGGGGTAGATACGTTGTAGATACGGCTTAAACAGTTCTGTAAACATACCATCACCGAAGTTACTCTCGATAAGGGTTAGGTTTACCTTTTCCTTCTTAGCTAGCTTAGCTAAATGTTCTAGCACCTGTGGAGAGTATCCACCTTTGATGCCTCCTGCGTCTGTAACGTACAGGTAGCCGTTCTTCATCTTAACAACAGCGTAAGCGGTTTCGTCAGCACCACGACCAGAGGGGTCGATAGCCAGGACTGAACCATCATACTCATCACGCCCTATAATCTCTTCTGGGGCGTAATATTTGTCACCCGCTAGTCCTACTATGGGTAGGTTGGTAACGGGCTTCATAATGCCGTATATGAGCTTCTCAGGGGCTGTTTCAGCATCACACGACATCACCATCAGGTCAGACAGCTTTAGAGGGTATCTATCGGTATCTGACAGGCTAGTGTCTAGCATGAACTGTAACGCAAAGCCTGAGCGTCCATACGATAGCTCACGCTCGATGAGGTCGTCATCGTTAAAACGTTTAGGGTCTGTAGGTCTACCAACTAAATCAGGGTCTTCCTGTATCTCTTGGTAAATCTTATCAGCAATGCGAGTACCATAGCTTTTCTCTATGGTTTCTACAGATGGGTAACGTGCAGTCCATACACGCATTTTGTAACCACGTTCAGTGAGTACGTTATACAAGCTCATTTCATTCTGAGGGGTACCGAGGTAAATAATCTTACCGTCTGGTTTCAGTACCGCATCGAATTCCTTAACACTCTCTGAGAGCTTCTCACGCATCATTTGCGTCATACTATTGTTAGGTACTTCGATGTCATCAGCGATAATGATGTCTGCACGACTACCAGTAAGCTGACCGGTGATACCCACGGACTTAACGCTTGGTGAACCTGACGCTTTAGCCGGTGCTACGTCAAACGCAATCTTAGACCATCGTTGTCCCTCTCTAGCAATCAGGTGCTGACATAGGGGTAACTCAACGATGATACGTTGGGTAAACGTACTGAAGTCATCAGCACGAGCTTTAGACGCTGAAACAACCATGAACTTCTTGTCAGGGTCGAGTAGCAGTTGGTGTACCACATAGGCACAAGTAATGTACGACTTACCTACACCACGGAACGCCTCAATGATGGAACGTTTGGGTGCATTTTGGATAAAATCAGCAATGTCGTACTGTACGGGGGTGGGTTCAGGGAGTCCTAAATGCTTCCAGACTAGGAACATAAAGTTTCTAAAGTCGTGGAGAGGCTCAGGAAGCCCTGTAGAGGGTTTAGTATTGCTCATAGTAGGGTAGCTTACCTCGATACAAGAAAGCCCCTCAGAGGGCTTCTGAGAGGCGTAGAGAGGTATTATTTATTTCTACCTCGGTTCTTGCTTTTAGATTGGATTCTAAGGTTGCTGTATGCGTTGTTTTTAGGGTTACGGTCTTTATGGTCTATATCCTTACCTGCTATGGCTGCTTTACCGTGCTTTTTCTGCATCTTACGTCTAGCCATAACCCGACCTGCCCTACGCTTAACCTGTTCGGGTTTACCGTGATACTCACGATACTCTTTTTTATAATCTCTCACGTTAATAACCTGCTTTGTAGAACATCCTTACCATGTCGGCACAGATGTCAGAGCGAACTATGTCTTCAAGGTCAAACTCGATAACGCTAGTGTTATTCGGTTTGTAGGTTTTTATTAGATTTATGTAGTCTAGGATGGGTGTAGCTTTGTTTTTAAGGTCTGACTGTTGAGGGTCGCCCATAAAGACAAGTACGCTATTCTCACCTACCCTTGTTGAGATTGCTTTAATCTCGTCCATCGTGAGTTGCTGACATTCATCAACGAGGATGAAGGCATTGTCAAAGCTACGTCCACGAATGGTTTCTAAGGCTACTGTTTGAATACGTTCTTTAGAAACGCAATACTCATAAAAAGAAGCACCGAGCTTTTGCTTGAGGACATCTGTCATAGGAAGTGTCCACGGTTCTAGCTTTTCTTGTAGAGTGCCAGGAATAGCCCCTAATGACCGACCGGTGGGTACGTTTGCTCTTGCTAATATAATTTGGTCGATACACCCACGAACAAGCCATTGAGCTGCTTTTACGCAACAGGTGAAAGTCTTACCTGTACCTGCGTGACCGAGTACTACGAGAAGGTGATTGTGTTCTAGGTCGTGAAAAAGCTCAGCTTGAACCTGAGTCTTAGGGGCATAATCTATTTCTGGTCTTGGATGATGTTTAATTTTCAGGCTTTTACCCATTAGTTAAGTTGTTCCGCTATGTCGAAGGGAAGGGACTCTAAAAGATTAGCCATAGGGTTATCGGTTGTGATAACACCCAGTGTGGCATTGTTGTCTTTGAGCATCCGTACAGCTACTGATAATTCAGCAGCCGTAGCTTCTCCACTTCTAACACGGCGTAACAATTCTTGGGCAACAGCGTTATGAAGGTCGTCAAAGACTTCTTTGTTGTCCATTGTTAAATTCCTATTGTTTCCTTTGCAGCGTCAGACGATGCGATAGCTCTCGCTTCCCATCCTCGACCAAAGGTTTCATAAGTCTTTAGGCTTTGATAAAAAGCACGGCGTTTCTCAACAAGACTGTCAATTAATCCCATAGGGTTTTGGTTGTAGACTTGCTTAATCTTAGCCAAGCTTTTTGCACCGATGTGACCATCAGCTTTAGCACCAACTACTTGTTGTAGTAATTTAGCAGCACGACCTACTCCGTGGTTTACCGCCATATCAAACGCCAACATTGCAATAGGTTCAGGCATTTCTGCCGCCTTAATAGGAGTCCAGTAATCCTGCTTGTAAAGCTCTGTTGCACGTTCTTTTGTAAGGTTAGCAATGTCTTCTTTTGGGTAAGCTTTTTTACTAATACCAAACTTAGTTTCACCGCCTGGGTCTTTACTGTGATTAACGTAACCACCTTCGTGTTTGAGGGTGAAGTCAATCGATTTTTGAAATGCTGCCATCTCTAATCCTTCCTTGCTATTTGGAATGACAGGCATCTGACGTTCTGGAATGTTTGGTGTTCTCATTCACTTTTTCCAATTCGCTAAAGTTTTAATACCAAAGCTTGCTGCAATGGCTGCGCCTAAAAAGGCTTTGTAATATTCGGGCATGGTGTCTAGCACCGCAAACCCGTCTTGAATGTATGGTACTAAGCTAGGGATGAAAGCCCCAATCATTGGGATGGAAAGGACGACAACAAACCACTCATCCTTCCAAGAACTCTGAGAACCCTGCGCTTGCAGGGCTTCCCAGTTCTCAGTAGAAGTAATGGCTTTAATCTTAGCTTCTTGCTTTGCCTTGCCTTCTTCTGCTTTTCCTTTAATCCACTCCGTAGCTAGTCCACCAAGCATGGTGACTAATTGAAGCATATTATATTCCTAATAATTTGATTGCGTTTCCAAGACCCACTGAGTCTGCAAAGAACAAAGCTAACGCACCTGCTGCAAACCATTTGATTTGAGAGAGCGTAGCTTCGATTGCGTGTAGTGAGCTTCGGAAATCCTCGGTCGTGTCTTGTAGAGCATCAAGAGCTTTGTCGTGATGTTCTAGCCGAACTTCAACCTTTGTTACACGGTTTTCAAGTTCTTGCATTACGGTTTATCCTGATGTTCTTCTAATAACTTCACCCTAACCTGAAGGTCATGGATGTACTCGATGATACCCTCACGAAGCTGTTGACGAGCCAAAGCATTCTCAGGGGAAGGTATGATTTGCCCATTGGGGTCAATGAGCATCATCATGTTTCCCTTCACCCCTTGAACAACAGGTGCTTCCCAAAGACAAGTGTCGTCATTTAATATCCAACTAGCGAAAGGCTGTGGGGGAATGAATGCATCACGGTCAGAGTCGTAGGTATAACCAACACCTGCGTAGTTTTTACGCAAAGGTGCGCCATCATCAGGTTCGTTTGTTTCTGGGTTGTAGTGAACACCACCACGAGTGTTGTAAGATGTTTGAATCCACTCGCCTGGTTCGTTATCTACGAATGTGTCGAAGAACTCAGCTTCAGCTACGATAACTTGAGTAACAACACCGTCTTTTACTTTTGCATAATGTGCCATGTTGTTCTCCTTAGATTGCGTACCTTATGATTACGATGCCTGAGCCACCTGCGCCTGAATGTCCGTATCCATCGTCACCGCCGCCGCCTCCGCCGCCAGTGTTAGCTTGTCCTGCTTCACCGATTGCATTGTTTGCCAGACCGGCGCGACCACCGCCTCCTAAACCGCCTGTTCCCGGTGTCTGCCCTTTGTCAGTCCAACAGCCGCCGCCACCGCCTCCTGCGTAATATCCCGATTCACCTGATGATGTAGCAGTTGCCCAGACGGAATATGCGTTTGACCCAACGCCGCCATTACCGCCACCGCCGTTATAGCCGTTACCGCCCGCAGCGCCTTTACCGCCGCCTCCGCCGCCGTTTTTATTCGTAGAACCACTATCTAGTCCGTTACCACCTGAGTTACCCTGTCCGGATGTGCCTGAAGAACCTGTAAAGCTAGGTGTATTGTGTCCTGAAGCTCCACCACCAGAACCGCCAGATGTTGATGCAGTTTGATAGCCGTCACCACCTTTACCGCCGCCAATGGCTGTTTGCCACCCGCTAACAGATGAATTACTGCCGGGTATGGCTATAGAACTTTCACCTGTGCTACCAGCGCCACCGGCACCAATAGTTACAGATACTGACCCGGAAGAAAGAGACACAGTGCCGCCAAGCATACCACCTGCACCGCCACCACCTCCGTGGTTACCGCCGCCTCCACCGCCTCCGGCTACTATTAAGTAATCTGCCGATGCACTAAAGCCCGATGGGACTGTAAATGTGCTTGAAGAAGTAAATTTATGATAACGATATCCACCCGATGACGTAATCGTTCCACCTGTTGGTAAACCCAAAACACTAAAAGTATTACTTGGAGATTGACCGTTATCACCGTTAGTTACCTTAACTGTAACAGTTCCGGTAGAAGCATAAGCTGCTGCGGGTACCGCAACTACTAATGTTGTGTCACTAGAAGCGGTTGCTGTTACTGTTGCAGTTGTAAAACTACCAGAAAACTGAACGTCACAGTCACCACTTAAAAATCCTGTACCAGTAATAGTAATGTTGCCGCCAATACCTTCGTAAACTCCTCCTGAAATAGAAGCAATAGTAGGAATAACTGGAGATACTTTGTTCCAGTTAGTGCCGTCATAAGCTTTAAGAATATCTAAGCCTGTGTCGTACCAGACTTGACCTTGAGTTGGGCTACTAGGTGCTGTAGCACCAATAACTACCTCATCGTCTACTGTAATATTGTCTAACGCTCCGACTTTTACATCGCCGTTAGCATCTAGCAAATCCGCTAGATTTCTTGATTTACTCATACGTTGTTACTCCTTGAATGTAACAAAGGAGGCATAAGGGAGTTTAGTACCGCTCCCATTACGCCCCCTCCGTTGGAGTTGACTCAGCTTGTTCAGCAGCCATAGCCGCAGCAGCAGCTTCAGCTTCCTCTTGACGTACCGCAGCAGTCTTAACAACACCATGCTCAAACCCATGAGCTACAATCTCTTCACGAGTTGTAGGGATTTGTTCACCGTTGTCTAAGCAGTGTTGTACCGTCATCTGCACGATTTCATCGTTAGCAATACGGCAGCGTTCTGTGACTGCATTCTCAGCCCAATCTTGAGGAGAAAGTGCTGCATATTCCAGACCTTTGTATTGAGTGTCTGTTAACTCGATTGTAATTGTTGGCATAATCTTTCTCCTTAATTAGCCTAGTAGATAGCCATCAAATTGAGTGTATGATGCGTACATATACCCTGAATTCTGTTGGTCTGCATAAAGCTCAACGTAATCATTTGCGTTTAAACTTAGTATTGCAGAACCAGTACTATGGTCCCAACTGTCTGAGTAAGCGTGACCACCGTGTAAAAATTCAGCTTTTTTGCTGCCATTTACATAAAAGTATAATCTTCGCCAATTTGACCCCACGTTATGCAAAGAAGTAGCATTGAATATATATTTACCTGCTACGGGAGCAGTAAACCTACTGTTAGAATTATTCCAAGAGCCGTCACCAGCAAATGAACCCATAGAGCTGCCAGTAGACCACCCTGTAATTTTAGTAGCACCGCCGCCAGCATTTATTGTGAAATCAGAAGCTAACGTAGCTCTAAAACTTGGTTGATAAGGCTTTGTGACACGACCCGCTGAGTCGATGCGCATACGTTCTGTATCTTGCGTTTCTACATAAACATAATCAGAAGCATTGTTACCAAAGATGCCGTTATTGCCCCAGATTACACCTTTGTCGTCTGTATCAATTCGTACATCACCACCTGCAACGGTTAATGTTGCTGATGGACTACTCGTACCAATACCAACGTTACCGCTGCTGTCGATGCGCATACGTTCTGTGTTGTTGGTATAAAATCTAGTATTACAGGCATCTGTATTTTGAATATACAAGTCTGTGTCATGGTAAATAAACGACCTATATGAACCGTTATAACTATCTAAAGCAATTCCACCAGAACGATTAGGATAAGATGCGCTAGTCCCCTTTAATGTAAGGCTTGGCATGCCTGCACCGATTGAAACAGCACTTGTGCCGCCAATAACTACGTTTCCACTGGAGTCAATGCGCATACGTTCTGAGCCGTCTGTAGTAGCAGTAATATAACCACTTCCAGTATCTACAACTTCAACGGATGAATTACCTTCTGTAATTGCATCAGAAGCAATACCACTTAGCAATCCATCAACTTCAGTCTTGGTATAATGAGTAGCCAAGGTAAACGTACCAAACGCTACCACATACAACTCATCACCTGCTGCTGCACCTGAAGCTAGAGTAATGGTAGAACCATCAGTAGCTGTGTAGTCAGAAGGGTCAAGGTGTACACCGTTAAGATATACATCAATGTAACCTGAGTCATACGCTAGGGTTGCACCATTAGCATCTGCACCAGTGAAAGCTGTTTGGCTTGCTGTAGCTACAAACTTAAAGCGAGCCGCAGTACCGTTTACAGAAGAACCTGCGTTCTGCCATGAGCCACCGTTGTAAACCATCATCTTGTCACCAGTGGTATCAAACCAACCTACTGCATCTACGTTAGCGATAGACGCTGCGACAACATCAATCTCTGAAGTAGCTTCGTTTAAATCATTAGCTACTGTGACAACCTTAGCCACTTCTGTAGCAATGGTTTGAATGTCTGAGATGTTAGTAGCTGCCAAAGAAACGTCAGCGATGTTGTTAGCAACAGTTGTTACATTGGTATTGTTACCTGCAACAGTGTTGATGTTACCTGAGTTTGCATTGACTGCATTGATGTTGGTTTCATTAGCTTGAACTGCGTTAATGTTAGTCGCATTACCTGCAACAGCATTAACATTAGCGATGTTGCCACCAACAGCGTTTACGTTTGCAATAGCACCTGCTGTAGTGTTCACGTCAGCTACGTTGGTAGCCACGGTGTTTACATTAGCAATGCTACCTGCTGTGGTATTAACATTAGCAATGTCAGTACCAACCTTGTTTACATTCGCAATGCTATTCTCAACGGTGTTAATGTCACCGATGTTTGTAGCTACGGTGTTAACGTCTGCAATGTTAGTAGCAGTGGTGTTAACATTAGCGATGCTATTTTCTACTGTGTTAATATCGCCAATATTAGTAGCGACAGTATTAACATCAGCGATATTTGTAGCAGTAGTGTTAACATTAGCAATAGAACCTGCAACAGTGTTTACGTTAGAGATTGCACCACCGACAGTATTTACGTTAGCGATGCTACCTGCTGTAGTGTTTACGTTAGCAATGTCGTTAGCTACGGTGTGAAGCTTGGTGGTATCGATAGCGTTAAGCTGTGCTTTATCGCTTGGAGATAGCCAAGTGTTCTCAATGTAATTCTTAGTTGCTACGTCCTGAGCGTTTACAGGGTCTGCTACGTTCTTGATAACACGGTTTGAACCGTTAACTTCACCATCAAACTTACCGTCAGCATCTAGTGAAAGAGCAGCTTCGGCTTTGTCAATCGCTTCTTGAGCAGCATGGTAAACCTGGATGTTGGAGTTATCCAAATCCTCTTCGGTCAACACAGAACCAGAAGCAAAGTCAACAGCACGGTTTGTGAGGTCAGTTGTACGCTCGATGCGTACAGTAGCCCCGCTAGTAGGGGTTGGAGTTACATTAACAGTGTTAGCAGAAGTAAACGTGAATGTTGCTGCTGTACCATCCACGAATACTTCGATTTCACTTTGGTTAATGTACTCAAAAGGAATATTGAAAGTAGCACTACCACCGGCAGTGTACTCTATATAACTATAAGCCATTATTTATTGTCCTGATAAAATTGCGTCAACTTGTTGCTTAACCGGATTAGGGTTACCGAGTTGAGTATCATTAGTAGTGGTTTCAATCTTAGCTTCCATCAGAGCTTTGATAACCGGATGTGCCTTACCTAAGTGAGCGTCTTTTCTAAGTTCGTTTAACGCTATTGTTCGGTAGTGAGCGATAACCTTACGGATAGCTTTCTCACGGGCATTCTGGTCACGTTGCTTAACAGCGAAGTAACGGTCTGAGTCACGGAAGATTTCTCGATATGCACCATCGTCTGTAACAAGATGTGTTAGGGCTTCCTCTAGGGTTGCTCCTTTCTTAGCTTGTTCAGGGTTACCGTAGCCTTCAATTTGAACACGGCTGGTTAAGTCTTGGTAATAATCATATACAGTTTGATTACCGTCAGGCTTAACAGTGTATTTACGAAGGTCTACAGTGCCACCAATAACAGGTGTAGGAGGCATAACAGTCATACCCAAGCGGTCAATTTCTTCACGCAGGGCTGATGCTTTGCCTTCTTTTGTAGGTATGCCAGAGATAGCGAAACCCATCTCTTCAGGCTTAGTAAGCGGATAACCGACAACAGGGTCACGCTTACGGTCGATAGGGTCATTAGGGTCACGCAGAAATGGGTAAACCTTTTGTGCAGTTTTACCTAAATAATCTGTAGACTTCTCTAACGCATCGTCACCAACACCCAAGATTTCATACAGCTCTTGCTCATTACCCGACATACGGAAAAGCTCATCTACAAGACGAGCGTATGGGTACATAGAAGCTGCCTTCTTCTGTAGGATATCACCTGCTTTATCGAAGTCATCAAGCATTGATGCTAAGTCAGTGATACCTTGAGTGGTAGGCATATCGATAAGTGCTTTCATAGTTGCACCCATCATATCCATCATACGACCTGCTGCTGTTTCTGCATCGCTGTATTTGATTGCGTCAAACAGATTAGCAACAACACGGTATGAACGTGAGTATGGGTCAAGCTTACGGAAGCTTAGTAAAGTACCATCTTCTAGCTCTACTGAGTTAGGTAGGTTAGCGTCACTAGCTGCATTGGTTTTCTGACGGTTGTAGTCAGACATACCATCACCTTGCAGACGGTCTTGAGAAGCCATCATAAATGCGTGTACCCACATGAGAGTACCGACATTCATAATCATTTCTGCTCTAGCACGTTCAGCAGGGTTAGCACTTGAAAGCATCTTCTGTAGCTCATCACTGGTGTTTTGTAGACCAGGAGTACGCTGTGCGAAGTGAGACAAGAGGTTAGCCGGTGTACGAACGAAAGGCATAATCTGACGCATTACAGGATGCTTGTTAACAAACGAACCTGTACCTTTACCTAAACGACCAAAGACATCGTTCTGGAAGTCATTTTGGAATGTAACTGTACGAGCTTCTTCCAAAGCCTTACGAACACGCATATCGTCAGGAACAACACCTTTACCGATAGAGTCGATATGGATGTTCACCAAATCCTGAGCTTCACGGCGAGCCGCTGCGATTGCAGATGGGATTTCTTTAACACTCTTAATCTTGCTAAGGTGTTCTTCCATCACCAATGACATTAATTTACCACGGAATGACATTTGCTTAATAAGCTCATCGGTCATTGCCATGCCACGCCCACCGATTGCACGGTTTACGTTACCTGCAAGGTTTGCACCGTACATACCCCATGACTCATCTTTCTGCTTGCCTAGTGAGCCAATGCTAGAAAGGTCAAAGTCACGGTTACCGATGGTGATTGAATCAGCCATCTCGTCAACAGTACGGTGTGGGTCTAGTTGTGAGCTACCTTTAGCGAATGCTTTAAATGAATAACGTAAAGCACTTGCGATGCTCATGTGGTCGGTAGTGAGTTGGATAATGCCCTGACGAGCCTGTGACCAACCTTTACCTGTCATACCATTTTTAACACCTGCTGCAATCTCGATACCACCACGCTCAAGCATATGAACGTAAGAGCCACCAGTGTTTACAAACAAGGTATTGAATGCGCCTAGAATGTTGTGAATCCAAAACTCGTTTAGACCATCAATCATCTTACCACGCCATGTGCCACCTTTTTCAGAGGCTTTGGCTAGGTACGCTGCAAGTTCATCAGAAGAACCTGTTAGTTTAGAAAAGTTATCCATTACTTCTGCGTAGGTACGGGTGTCCATACGCTCACGCATCTTAGTAATAGCCAACGCACGACCTGCACGGTTACTTACAGTTTCAGACAACGCAATAGCGTCCTGAGCTGCTTTCATGTACTTGGCTGCGTTCTTATCGTTAGAATTCCATGCACTTTGGAACTTCTTAAAAGCAATGTCTTCCATCTGGTAAACAAGTGCATTGAAATGGTCACTTGCATTAGCCGGAATCTTGCCGTTGTTATAGGCTTTAACCATGTGGTCAAGCGTACCTTCAAAGGTAGCTTCATCAAGTTTCAAGCCAGTAGATTTAAGAACCTCTAAGGCACGGTTACGGGATTGCTCTAGCGTGTAGGATTTACCAACATCAGAGTTCTTCATAATGCGGTTATGGAAACCATCACCAATTTCTTCAAAGAACTTTTGTCGAGCGACTTGACGCATCTCACCAGTGACGTTTGGGTCACCTAGTGTATACATCCAATCAAGAGTAGCTTCGGCTGTAGCATCATCTGTTGAGTACTCATCTGTAGTACCCATCATCTTTTTAGTAGCTGCTTCACCTGCTTCTTTGTTAGCTTTATTTGTTAAACCTTGTTTAAGACCTTGCGCCCCACCTATTGTAGAACCCAGTACCAAACCACCACCTGCACCGATTGCGGTGTCAACTAGCGTTTCTTTAAGGTCTACACCATCGCCGACACCAACTTCGCCTTTAGCGAATTGTGTACCGACAGATTGTGGAACAGCCCAGGCTGCACCTTGCTTAGCACCCTCTAAGCCGCCCTTCTTCATACCTTCCCAGATAAGCTTACGGATACCGGCTTTAGCGAGTTGTTTAGCGGCTAAGCTACCTGCTGTAGCTGTACCTGCTGTGAACATACCTGCCCAGTTAGACAAGTCAGTTACACCTGCTTCTGCAAAGTCTAAGAAAGCGTCCCACTTGCCGTTGTTTTCATTGTAGAAAGGCATGGTGTTTTCCCATGCATTCCACATAACGCCTAGTGCTTGACGCTCTTCTTCATTGTAAAAGTCAGAGCCTAGTTCACCTGCAAGCATTGTAATAGAACCTAAGTTCGTATCGTAGTAGCGCATTTGTTCTTTATAATCTGCTACTAGCTCTTCAGGTGAGCCATCAAAATCCTTACCGTTTTTACGTTTGTAAAAGACTTTATAAGCATCTTGTAGACCTTTGTTTTGCTCAAGGTCACGAGTTGAGAACGCTTCTTTTTCTGCATTCTCTGGTTTCAAAAAGCCCGCCTCGGCATAGCTTTTATGAACATTATTTATTTCTGATGTTGAAAGAGTGTGGTCAGATTTGTACTGACCTACTACGTTGCCGTTGTCGTCAACGAACTCGTATAAATTTCCTGCCATCGCAATGACCTATAAAATTATTGTAAAGGGGTAACCACAACAGATGTTGCCGATGAGTTTGGCTGTGGAGTAATCGAAGCCGAATTCTCCGGTGTTTCTGCAACTGGTCTTTGTTGTCCTGCGTACTGTAGTTGATAACCTGTTGATGCCGGAGGATAACCGCCTGAAGCATCTACAGACATCTTAAGCATATTGTCCCTAATGTGTCGCAACACAGCAGGGTTCTTACGCAGTTCCATGAAGGATTTACCTAGAAACTCATCAAACTTAGTGTCAGTAATATACTGCTCTAATTTTTGAGGGTCAGATAAAGCTTCTAAGAAACGCTGACGTAACTCAGTGTCAGCTAACTTAAAGTTTTCCATAAGTTCTGGCTTAGCAAAGTTTAATGCACCTTCAGCTAATTGAGTTACGTTAAAGTTTGTTTTCAGGATAGTACTCATATCCTTAAAGTTCTCATCCGAATAGACTGAGCGTTTGCCGGTAGTCTGACGGAAGCTAACTGCTTCTTGAAGAGTAGAGATTTCAGCCAGTGTTAGGTCATTTCCATATTTGGATTTACCTGTACGAACGTCAGCCATAAACTCATCAAGTTCATAGGGGTTTTTCTCAGCAACATCTTGCTCTAGCTCCATACGGCGTTGTGCCGTCATTGGACGCTCGATAGACGTAGCTCGCATTACGGTATTCTTAATATCAAGTAAGTCTGATTGGTTTAAAGAACCGCCTTCAAAATCTTCAAAAGGAAAATCTTCAATATTCCCACCATCCTGAACAAATGTTACTGCTTGGTTAGTAATGGTACGGATATCTTTCGCTCTCTCACGAGATTGCTTTTGGTAGTTCTTAGCGTTCAGTGTATCCAATGCATCAGCAGCTTCCACTTCCAATCCGCTAGAAACTAGCTTCCAATGGTTAGTGTTTTGTAACGTGCCTGAACCTGCTTTGATATTTTTTAAGGCTTCAGTTAACGCACCTAACTCAAGTGGGTTACGAGATGCTTTGATGCGGTTTGAAATATACTTAGCTGTGTACTCATTGATATTAGTGCCTGTGTATGACGAGTGGTTCGCAAACATATTGTCATTGTGGGCATTAATAGCATCTGAAACAGCAGTAGAGTCAGTCATATCAACCTGCTCAAGAGCTGAGTTAAGACTACCCATATAGTTCACGCCTAGCTGTTCTTGAGTCCAGGCGAAGTTCTTTTCGTTGTGGGTATTCTTTAACTGGTTGAAGTGACCATCCATGATGCGATTTAGTTCACCACGAACGCCGACTGCGTTCATCAAATCCCCATGCTTCTGCATAGAGTTTGCGAGCATACCCTGATACCAGTTTGAGAAGTCGGCAGGGTTTACTTGCTGTAGTGAATTAAAGTTATCACGCCATGCTTGTTGGATTTCATCACGCATCTCGTTAGCCATAGCTCTACCGAGTGCTTCGTTATACGCTATCTTAACCGTAGGGTCAGAGCGTACATCGAGAAGACCTTTCTCACGGGCTTCTGCATAACCAATCATTCCATTGGTTTTAAAGTCAAATTCCATTGACTTCTGAGCATCCTGCTTAGCTCGTAACTTACGCTCTTTATCAGCAAAGTTCACATATTCTGGAACGGCTTGCTGTAAGAAGGTAGTGAGTGAGTTACGTTTAATCTCGTTATAATCAGGGGCTACAGGGGCTGCGAATGTATCTACGGGAGAGATGGTAGGATTAATACCAATGTCCGTTTTTACATCTTCTGCGTTTAAACGTCTTTTAGCCATTATGGGTTTCCTCCGAACGAGAAGCTAGGCAAATCGAAGCCCATAGATAAATCAGGCATAGTGAAGTTAGACATAGAACTTATAGAGTTATTGATGTCAGTACCGATGTTGGCAAAGTTCTCACCTAGAGAAGCTGTACCTTCACCAAAGCCGCCGTTAGCACCACCGTATGCCATAGTTGCGTTAAACGCAGTCTTAACAATAGCTGCACCCAAGCTTGGCTTAGGCTTACGGCTAGCGTCAGCTTGCATAATGCGGTTTTGTAGTTGTGAGTACAAACCTTCACGCTTGAATGCGTAGGCTGTAGTCAAGTCGTCAATGACTCGATTAACAGAGGTGTTGTACTTGAGTAAGTCGTTTTCTTTCTGGATGACAGTCAGGTCAATAGAGCGACCTTCTGCGCCTGTCTCAGCATTTAATACTTTCTGTTTCTCAATCTGCTTCAGAGCTAATAACTGGTCAGCTTCACGCTTGTCAGCAATGTCCATCTGCTCACGGTCTTGCTTAGTATTAAGCTGACGAGCTTGGTCATCACGGGCTTTATATGAAGCTTCAATCTGAGCATCAGCTACTTTATTACTATGCTTAGCAATGGCTGATTGAGTTTGATAATCTGCTATTCCTGAGACAATGGCTAAACCCGCTGCAATAACTGGGTTACACATTTTCTATCCTCACAAATTGGTAGAATGGCACTTCGCCATGTCCATGTTTTTCGATACGCTTGATGAACGTAAAACCTAAAAACTTGAGCCATTGGATAGCTCTGTCGTTACGTTCATCTACGAAGTTCATTAGTAATGGATATTTCTTATTCTGCTCTTCTACCCACTTTCTCGACTGTTTCAGGAAGGGGATAGTAATTTCAGGAATTCGGTCAGTACCCATTAACCAAGGGCATCCCATGCCCTCAGTCGGGTTAGAGACACCAAAGATTCCGCCTACGGAACCATCTGGCATGATTATGGTGTTACACTCTTTGGAAACGAAAAAAGACCAAGAGAGTGCAGCATAGTTTTCCATTCCTAACGATGCGTACAGTTCTTCTTGGTCTTTCTTACTTAGGTTTTCAGCGAGGTATTCCACATCAGCCAACACTGTTGGTCTGAAATATGGTTTCATTAGATTCTTTGTGACCTGATGTTGTAGTAACCTTCCCATTCCGCTGATTGGAATGCACAAGGTAAGTGAGAGTCACTCTTCAACTCAACTTCAAGGTTTCTGCTGTTAGCCATCACATTGATACGGAACGTACCGTCAGAGATAGCAGGTTGGTTTAGGATGTTTGTAATCGAGCCTACCAAACGACCTGTAAACTGTGTCAGGTACTTATTTCGGTTAGCTGTAATGCTAGAACCATTAGGCCTTACTTCAGCTTCAAAGAAGCCTGTATCGTTGTAAACAACACTAATGTTTCGTAGCTGCAAACGTCCGAGGTTAATTGTTTCTTCGTTAGAGCGAATAACTTGCTCAGAGAAGACGTAACGGAATGTGTAAGGTATGCCGCCAAATACTCGGTTACCTGCTGCTAACTCACTTACAATTTTAGTTGTAGGTATGAGCAAGCCTTTATCCGTCACATAGACTGCGTTAGCATTACCCCAGAAAATAGGTAGGGTATGAGATGCACCAGAGGCAGTAATTTCCTCACGGCGGTCTAGTAATATCTCCCATCCACCTTGTGTAATCTCTACGGTATCGTCAGTAGATAGCGTCATACGCTCAAGACAGATTTTACCGTCAGAGTATTTTATTAGGAGGTTGATATCAGACTTGTCAAAAGACACATCAAGAATATCGCCACCAAACGTCCAGTTACTCCAACTTGCTTGTAGCTTTTCTTTACCCTGCCAGTAGTAACGGTAGATGTATAGCGTATTAGGCTTAGCATCTGTTACAGCTAGGATGGTATCTTCGTTAGAGCTAGCTTCAAGCTTAACAATCTCACCCTCGATATATTTAGGTATGTGAGCTGTAATGTCAGCAGCGTCATTAGTCTCAGTATCTACGTCAACAAAGTATTCACGAAGACCTGACCACTTACCCCGTCTAACAGGGAAGAAGACGTAACGACCTGCACCTACAGGCTTAGCTTTTAGCGATGCTTCAAACTGAGTTGAAACGTCAATAGTAACTGTGTCCGGTGCGAGGTAATCCAACGCATTCAGTTTAAATTGAGTTTGGTCTGAGAACAGCAACAATGACTCATTGAACGGTACAGCGTGTTTAAGGATTGATACTTGGTTGTTAGAAACAGCTACATCAATCGGGTCGCTGTCGAGCGTAGTTAGTACGGTCTTACGGAATAGGTTGTAAGCATCGAACTCACCTGACTCTGAGAGAATAATGTTCTCATCGTACAAGAAGCCCAAACGGTTTCTGTGGAAGAAGATATCATTTAGTGAAAGGTTATCTTCTGCAAACACAGGGAATGGGTTTGTATCGTCATCACCACACTCACGCTCAGCCCATGTAATTGGTTCAAAGACGTAGGTGGTAGCACCTGTACGCCGAAGTTGGTGAGGCATGGTTGTTGCGTTAAACTTGTATGTAATTCCTGGTGCTACTGTTTCTTTCCAAACACCCTGACCAACAGTACCTGTAGACAGTTTGACGTAATAGTCATCCTGACCTTTAGCGTTGTCACCTGTAATACGGATGATAAAGCCATTAGCACCGTCTGGTGGTAGCTTTTTAAAGTCTAGTGTTTCTTCTTTAAACGCTAGTAATTGAGCATTACCACGAGAGTCTTCTGCAACTACTTCAAAGTCAGTATCTGAATATAGATGGATGACGTTGTTGTATTGGGTTTTGTTCACGCCTGAAGGCAGTGAGATACCCATTAACTGAGTTGCAATGTTATCAGTCTTAATACTAGCTTCAGCAGCATTCGTAGCCGAAGTGCTATCGTTAGTAGAATAACCAGTAGTATAACTTTGTGTTGAGTACGAGCCACTTGGACGGCGTACCTTCAACGTATAAGTTGTTCTATAGTCACCCTGCTTAACATACACCAACGCCTCGTAGCGGCGATTAGAAGCCTGTAGAGGGGTGGTTGCAGGGTCAATAGACACACCCTGTTTCTTATTCAGGATGTATGTAACGTCAGCTACCGTAACCGCTGCCAAGTCTTCTTGTGGGTTAGTTGCTGAGTTTAAATAAGCTGTAGAACCAGTAACTGATAATGAGTTACCGTCTTTATCAATTAGCTGTAGATTAGCTGTGCCACTATTATTAGTGACGATTAAGTTGTTTAGGGTACTAGCATCTCTGCGTGACGTATGAACAAACGCAGAGCTTACATTTAAACCATTAAGGCTAGTCAATTCTGCGACATGAGTAGTACAGGGTCTTTTGACTAGACCTGCGACAACGCTCGATAGGGCGTTCTCTTGTAATTCTGCTTGAGTCCGTAAACGTAGCGAAGGTGGTTGCTGAGATACCCCGTTAATCATGTTTGGGATAGACCCGTTGATTAAAGGCATCAGTAAACCCTCTTAGTACCTACACGGTCAAGAATGCGGTAAACATCGTAGTTATTAGCAATGTTGTAATCCGCTGTTTCATTCTCGAAATCTTTAAGTTGAATTAAAGCTTCCATTTCATCGTTTTGATTGAAGGTGTGTAAATCACCTGCACCTACAATCTGGTCTTGTAACACACGAGCTGCCTTAACTGCGATGTAGCGGCGAGCTACTGCGGGCAAATCTGTGAAATCTAATTCGTAAACAATATCGACCTTAATTGATTTGCCGATGTTGTAAGTGTGGTTGGTAAGGTCATACATCTTACCGCCACGTTGAGTTAAATCGAACTCTACATTGTGTTCCGGCATTGCATCTGCACGGATGGTGTTATTGGCAAGAATAATCTCACCTGATGGAGTTGGGTCAATCTGAACATTTTTCTCACGATTGAAATGCCAACCCTCTGCCTGAACTGAACGATTAAGTTGGTTCAGAATAGTCTCAGCAGTCTCCGCTTCAACCAATCCAGAAGAAAGTCGGTTAACAGGAGCTTCACCAATGGCTGAGAGCATTATATTGACAGCTTCTAGCTTGGTATTTGGAGTCATTGAAACACCTCATAAAAAAGGGCGACCCCCGAAGGAGCCACCCTGATTAGAAACGCTAAATAAAATTAAACAGCGTTCAAAGAGATTGCACAGCCTGGGCGCAACACGTTGTGACCCATAGCGTACTTAGCAACCATGATTGTACCTTGACGGTCAATCTGGTACTCAGACTCAACGCCCAAGTCCATTAGTTTAACAGTAGCTGCTGCGTCTTGAGTGAAGATAAGACCACGAACTTTCGCGTAGTTAGCCTTATAAGCACCTGAACGTGACAATGGGTCTGGAGTAACACCAGTAGTTGACTCGTCAGTTTGTGGGATGTGGTTAGACATGAAGATGCTAACACCACCAACTTGAGGAACAACACCTGCTGCTACTGAACCTGCACCACCGATGTCTTTGTTCAACCAAGTAGCTGAAGTAACGTCAGTAGCGTTCAACAATGCATAGTACTGAGCAGGTGGTAATACACACACCTTGTCGCCAGTGATATCTTTCTTGTCGAACTCTTCAAGTGCGTCATAGATAGCTGCAACGATTTTAGCACCGTCAGTTGCGTCTGCTGCAACAGTACCGATGGTTACGTTAGAAGTGTAAACTTCGTCAGCGAATGCAGTACCGAACTGAGCTGCTGCTTTAGTAGCGTTATCGACAGAAGCTGCTTTAGCTAGGATGCGAGCTACGTTCTTGTCAGCAGTGTTAGCCAATGCGAAACCTGCTTCTTTAGCGTAGATTGAACGTACATCGTAGTGGTTCATTGCTTCATCGATGTTTGCGATGAACTGTGAAGAAATCAACAGGTCATCAACAGTAACAACACGCTCACCGTGCTTGATAGCGTCTGCTTGAATCAAGCTGCCAGGAGTGTGGTATTTAGCAGTTGCTGCACCAGTCAATGGGAACTGCGCCGACTTACCATTCTGGATGGTACGAGTACGGTGCAAAGGCATGAATACGTTACGCTCTTCAAAAGCGGTCAGTACTTCACCTGCATAAAGTTTAAGGAACAACGAGCGAGCATCGCCTGTTGCGTTCTGTTGACCGAGTCGAGACACGGTCTGGTCTGTTGGGAATGCCATTTTATATTACCTTTTAGTAAAGAATAGTTGAGTTTGTTGTTTGTTTACTCAGCTTATCCGTCACATCCTTTTCTCTAAGATTGTCCTCCGCAGAGGGTCAAAGGTAATCATTCAGTTTGGTATTTTGCTTCGTATAAAAAGGGAGCCGAAGCCCCCTAGAGTTTGAGACAATACTTAGAACACGTTAGAACGTGATAGCTTTTCAGCTACTGCGTTCCGGTATGCGGGGTCGTTGCCATATCTGGGGTCACGCATTGCAGAGGTTAATTCTGCTACACTCTGGAATGCCCCGCTTGAAGACGAGGCAGCGTCACCTTGTACAAGTTTAGGTTCGCTACCGACTTCAGAACGATATCGTGCAGCTAGACCCTGTACGGCGAAATTTGCCAATGACATATCGCCGGACTCTACGTTTGTGTTGTATGCATCAATCTCTGACTCAGATAAGTTTTCAGCAGCCCACTGAACCATTTCAGCGTAGCTCTCTTGTCCACCTACCATGTCAAATATCTTGCCGGTTTGTTGTTGAGCGATTGCTTCTTGTCCTGCAATCCATGTATCAACTAACTCACGGTTAAAACCTTTCTCAGCGAGCGAGTTATACGCATCGTCAGAAAGTTCACCACTTTCGGTGTATTCCTGTTGGAATGTATCAAAATCCAAACCTACATTATCGAGAGCCTGAGCTACGTCCGAAGCCTCGGCTTCAGCGTTTAACTCTGGTTCATCGTCTGTTTCAGTTTGTACTTCTTCAGGTGAGTCTTTTGAGGAAGACCCAAGCTTACGCTCTAAATCTGCATAAGCCTGAGCCATTGCCTCGGCTGACTCAAATTTTTCAGGCAACCATTCAGGGCGGTCAGGGTTGTTAGCCGTCTCAAGTGCTTCACCCTTCGCAAGCATTTCTGCTTCATATTCCTGATTTGGAGCTGCCTCTTCAAATGTGTTCAAAGTCTCTGCCATATATTATTACCCTTGTTGGGTTTCCTGTTGTTGTTGAGCCATCATAGCCTTAGCCATTTCAGGCGTTGCCTTACCTGCCATATCTTGAACAGTACTCATCATTTGAGCTGCCTGTTGTTGTTGCGTGGCTTGCTCAGCTTCTTGAGCTTTCTGTTCATCTGATTTGATTAGACCGTTGGTATCAATTCCCAGAGATGCACCAAGGCGGTCAATGTAATCACCAATATTCATCTCAGACTGAATAATCTCAGCACCGAGAGGTTGCAGATATTGTAAGAAGGTCGCCAACTTATTCAAATCTTGACCACGACCCAATGCCTCTAAGCCGGTAACGACTGTAGGTTTAACTGTGTCTTTAGGAAGCTTAGGCATTTTGCCTGTAGATTCTAAACGGGTTAATAAGATTTTGATAAGCGGCTGTTGAAACTCTTGGCTAAGAATAGAGTAAACACCACCTAAGGCGGTCTCTAGTTCTTGTGCCATGTAACGTACTTCTTCCGCAGTAACACGTTCAGCATTTCGCTGTACTGATGAATTCAACAAGAATGCGAAAGAGAGTCGCTCAGTAATGTTCTGAGCTGTCGCTAGGGCTACCTGAAAGTCTGCTGCTTTCTGTACTTGCAGCGTTGTAACGTCATTAGCGTCACCATTCACGATAGCTCCATTAGGAGACTCAGCAAGGGTACGGGCTTTAGTCGTTCCGTTTGGTCGTACTAAGAATAGTACTTTTGCGGATGCGGCAGAGCCTTCTACGATTGCTTGAGTTAATCCCTCTAAAGATTTCAAGTCGCCGATGTAGTCTTCTACAAAACCACGACCGTAATCTTCACCATCAATCCGTGAGAAACGGAGAGGGATGAATGGGTTTTTATCTTTAGGGTACGAACCTCGACTGTCCGGTACTTCCATACCTGCGACTTCTTGGTGTACTTCCCATTTGTCTTTAACCAGTTTCACACAAGTGAAAAGGTCTAAATTTCTTGTGAGTGGTTCGTCAGAACCCTCGGCTTTCAGAAGCATTTGAGCAGCCTCTGGGAGCATTTTTGGTGAGATAGATTCTTTAGTGATTATCTCTAATAGGTTGCCCATAGCGTCACGTTTTACAACGAAACGGTCTAAGCGAAATACCTTCATACCATCCTTTTTAGGAAGGTAAACGAGCGAGTTACCTGAAACGATAAGCTGTTTGATTGCTTCAAATACAGGTACACGAATTGCTGTTGCTTCAATCTCTTGAAGAGCAGCCCTTTCAATACGTCCTAATGCTTCCTCGACCTTACCTCGTGCATCACCTGCACCAAGCTCAGCCAAGTCAAAATCGTCAATCATTAGACGGAAGAATGGACTGTTAGGGGGTAGCAAAGTCAGTAGCAGCTTACTTGCTAAGTTGTTAACACCCCTAGCACCTACGCCCTGAAACGGTGTTTTATAAATGGTAGAACCACTATGACCGTCAGGTGGCATTAGGTGAGGGATTGTTAATTCTGCTGCATCTCTCGCTCTTTGAAGGAAAGTATCACGGTCAGCTTCTAACTGAGCGTATCGTCCGGCTGCATAGCCTTGCCCTTCAAGGATTGCCATATTTATTTACCTTATTTTGGTACGTTTACTGAACTGCCTGATGAACCACCAGTACCTACGCCTGAACCACCATTAGCAGTACCGATGCCTTGGTTGGCATTGATACGCAACTTACGCTTACCACCACGTTTCCGTTTCAGCGATGTGGATTGCTTATCGGCTGTCTGCAACTCTTCAGTATAGCCTGGAGCTGCTGCGGTAGATGGAGTTGGGGTTGGTTCTGGAGCTTTAGGAGTTGGCGGGCTGATGGTGTTCTTTACAGTCTTCACGATTTTCTTAGGAATCGAAGCGACCTTTTTAACTACTTTTTTTACAGCGTTGCACATAATTAACTCTTATTTCTTAATTTGAAGACCAGTACCCGCTGACTTACCTGCTACATTAGCAGTGCTAGTCGGGTTGTAGCGTAGGGCTTTCTTGCCTGAACGCTTCTTATTGGCTTGGTTAGAAGGCTTATCTTTGTTCTCGTAAGCCGTGAGTAAATCAGGAGGCGGTGCTGCGGGAGCTGCCGTAGCCGCAGGTTGCGGTACTTTTACTTCCGGCATCTTCGGTGCGAGACACATATTTAATCCTCATATATTTCTTTATAAAGTTCTTCCAATTTCTGGATTACACTTTGTTGTCCCTGCAAATACCGAAGTTCTTCAATAGTAGTGTCCGGTTTTGTGGGCAGGGTATTAGGGAACAACTCATTAAGTTTCTCTAATAAAGCTACAGTAATGCTTAAATTTTTACCTAAAACTTGCATAAAGTGTCCTATAGGGTGATGGTTAAGACCAACCCCATTCCCCTGCCATACCGTCAGCGTTGTAGTCAGTTACAGTGCCTTCAAAGAAATTCTTAAATGAATCTCCGTTCAACACCCAATCCAACCACGGAAGTGGGTTCTCCTTAACTTTCCAGTTGCCTTTCAAACCTAGCTGTATCAAGCGGCGGTCAGCGATGTACCGGATATATTGTTTAACTTCATCTTCCGTAATGCCCTCAACGCCACCAAGCTCAAAAGCAAGCTCGATAACCTTATCTTCTAAGGCTACAGCGTCACGAAACATCTGGTAGATATCTTTCTTAAATTCGTCTGTTACGACTTTAGGGTGTTCGTCACAGAACTCTCGGAATAGCTTAACCATTCCTTCGCAGTGCATTGTCTCATCACGAATAGACCATTCTACAATCTCACTCATGCCACGCATTTTGCCAAAGCGTTGATAGTTGAGCAGCATGACAAAAGCTGAGAAGAGAGACATACCCTCATTCAATACCGAGCGAGCGATAGACTTAGCCAGTCCTGAGTGACTGTGAACGTCAATATCACCCATGAAATCTAACTTATCCTTCATAGCAGCAATCTCAGTAAACGCTGAGAACTCTTCTTCAGGTAAGCCTAGAGTATCATTCAACAATGCATACGCACGTTGGTGGATGAACTCACGGTTAGCGAAGCTAGTAAGCATCGCCCTAATCTCGTTGTTCTTAAACTTCTGTAGGTAGTACTCGATATAGTTAGTACCCACTGCTACGTCAGACTGTGTGAACAATCGTAAGATTTGTGTGATGTGGTTCTTCTCTTTAGCTGAGAGCTTGCCACCCTGCCATTGCGTAACGTCATCGTTAAGCTTGGCTTCCCATTCACCCCAATGGATTTTTTCGTGACTAACAGCGTAGTCTACCGCCCACGGGTAATTGAATGGTTTATAAACTACACTACTCTCCAACAATGGCATTACAGTTCTCCACAATAATCTTTGCGTTTTCCACTGCTGCTGCCATTGGTGTGCCTTTGGTAATAAGAATAGCAGCCACTACTGCGATAGCGTCAGGGTTAATTGTAGCCTTTTTGGTAGCTGTAATTTTCTTCGTCACTTTCTTTTCAGTCATTTAGTAATCCTTCGATAATTTTACCGCACTTCTGAGCGATAATTTGATGTTCTAATTGTGTCCCATTTCCAGAGCGTAACTCGATGTAATGAAGCCAAGAGCGTAGCGTACCACCCATGTACATCCGGCTAGGTGTCATACCTTCCGGTAGCACAGCACGAGCTTGTTCTTTAGCGATACCATTTTCGATAGCCCATCCATATGCCTTCTTTGCAGCATTAACTACTTCAGCTTGATTTTGTAACCACTCGAGTTCCATAGTAACTCGCTCATCACTATCCATCATATCTTGTAGTTCAATACTATTTTGTCTGTTCTTA